TGTTCCCCACAACAAGTCGAACTCGTTCGCCTTATAAGTCTTTGCAACTTTTCCGCCGTCGTAAATATTCAATGTCAACTCCATAAAAAATACCTCTCTTTCAAATTACACCGCATAGGGAAAACCCTATGCGGTGTATTTACTTGTAAAAATTACACGTTAAGGACCTGTCACAACTTCTACGTCAGAAGGTGTCATAACCTTTGTAGTCCAGTTAGCCAAATTTGCAGCCCGTCCATATCTCTCATCTACAACAATACCGGAGATAGATTCGATGCGAGTAACACCGCCAGATTGACTTGTTGCCTGTACATCATCTCGGAATAAAAATTTATACACTGTATTCACGGCGGTAAATGTGAGCTCCGTGTTTGTTGTGTTGATAGAATCGGATTCCGTGTTTACCTCTTCTGAAGGAATAGTAAACACGCCTTTATATTTCCAAACATAACGCCAGAATCCGTCTGTTCCCTTTGTCTTATATCCGATTGCAAATTGTCGTGGCGTGATATTACCCTCAATCAGCATACCTTTTGTAGCGTCAAAAGCTTGCCCAGTAATATCAGCCAAAATTGCAAGCGGTGGAGGTGCTACTGTCAAAGTAAATGTTTCAGCACCCTTTGCTGTAATTGCAATCATACCCTTATTGTCGTAGAAATGCGTCTCACTGGATGATTCCACTTCTTTTGAAATCGTTGCCGTGTAGGAAAGCCGTTTCGGCGTTTCGGTTGTATAGTTTCCTTCGCTGTCCTCTGTTACTCTTGCATAGAATAAATCTTCAACGCCCCGAAATTCAAAAACACTATTTGCATTTGCCATGTTTTATTCCCCTTTCAAGGTTTTTAGATATGAAACGCCAATGCCCCGTCCGGTGTGCGTGTTTTCGTCACTCGCAAGATCGTAGGTATCGCCCCAAACCTCAAAACCGTTTTCTTTCAATTTCTTCTTTGCATTTCTCAGAACACTATAGGCTTTTTCTACGTCTACACTGTAAAAATTTACATCGTATTCGTATAATATAGCGTGTTCCTCGTTGTCGTAAAATCCACTTCCATCCGCTGAATTATTCCAGAAAGTAAAAAAGTTATCTGGATACGGTTCACTTTCTAAAAAGCTGCCCTGCCGTCGTACTGGATAGCCAAACTCGGACAATACGTCAATTAAAAAATCTTCCATATTTTACAAGTTCCTTTCTATCCACTTTTCGATTGCTTCTCGCTGCATTACTTTGATAGCTGCAATAGTTTTTCTGCCATAAAACGCATCATATAGCCCCGGTACTTTGTTCATAGGCGGTTCATGTCGTGGCGTGCCATACATCAAATACAATGACGCTCCGCCTGTTTCTCTAAAACTAAAACCGATTTTCATTTCTCCAGTAAATCCAGACCAGTCCACGGTAAAATTTTTGTCAAGAGAGTTTTTGACTTTACCAGACCAGTATTTACCGCCTGCCGGCATGTTGCCTTTCGTCATGATAGAATCGACCTGTTTGTTTATGTATTCTTTAGACGCTTTCAAACCGGCTTCGGCTGCCTTTTTCAGCCCTGCTTCTCCGGCTGCCTTTTCGATTCCTGCAAGTACGTCTTCCCATCCTGCAAACTGCAAGCCAATTTTATTTTTTGCCACGTCATACACCTCCAGAAACAGAACGCACTTTAAACCGGATGATCTGGTTTCTCATATTGATGTTTTCTGGAGTTCCCAAAATTTCATATGCTTTTCCGTCAACGTTTTTTATAATGCAATCTGCTTTTATATCTGGTCTATACCACGTTTCAACGGTTGCCGTATCTTCTACCGTCAAAACATCATTGCTAAAACTTTCAGTACCACCAAATGTCCGAAAACTGCAATAAAATAATTCTCCAGATTCCGGGTATAATTTTTTTACAACGCCTTTTACAACCTTTGTTTCTGGAATAAATAGAAACATTGGAACGACAAACGGTTCAGACGGTCTATAATTTGCCATAGTATCACCCCAAATTTGAAACGACAGTTACAACACTTGCACGGATAGCAAGCTTTTCTTCTGTAACTTCTACAACACAAATTTTATGTCCATCTTCTGCCACGATATCGGAAATGCCGTCCCATGTTTCCCATTCTGTCAAGTCTTGACTGTATTCTGGCAATGCGTCCGTAAAACTGTACTTGTAAAGCGAATACGGTGTCGAACCTGCAACCGTTATCTTTGTAGTACCGATTGTAGATCCTGCAACACTATGTAATTCAATTTTTCCTAACACCGGGCTCGCATCTTTATAAACGAGTTGTACCGCACGCTGTATAAAGTACTGCGACAGTTCCGCCGAACCCATGCCATAATTCCATAAATCCGAAACTCCCCGAATGATAACACCGACCGAATCAGAACTATTTACAATTTCATTTCCCACGCCCGCATCGACAAGAAAATTTTTCACGTCTGCTATGTACGTTTTCAAGGTATCATCTTGATATGTGCCTGTGATATTCAAGCCGGTTTTTACTTTATTCAATAATTCTTCATCGGTCATGTGCTACCACCTCTTTTAAGATTTTGGATAGTTCTTTGTGATAAATTGGAGAACCTCAACGATTGTTCTGCCTGTCACATCATCTACACTATTGGCACAGCCAATGGCAACAGCCAACTCTTTCAGTGCTTCTACTTTTGTCATAAGTTACCACCTTATTTCTGGAAAATATAAACGCTGTTCACGTCAAGCAGTTTGCCGTCCATAATGCACAAGCCCTTGTTGAAATACTTGTTCTTATCATCGTCAAACCAACGCTTGAAACCAATCTGCATATTTGTGTTGATGGCGTAGTCTGTCGGTTTAAGATAGATTGCCCACGCTTCTCCACTACCGGCTGTGTCGTAGTCTTTCAGAATGTCAGGCTCTACAAGGATAACCTCACGACCTGCAAATCTGCAGGTAGTGTTTCCAGATACAGGATCATAAGTTTCATTGTAAAGCGGTCTGTCGTTTGCGTCTTTCATCGTCATGATATAAGTTTCCCACGTTGCAGCGGTCATAATCATAACGCCCTCGCCACGGTATGCAAGCGGAATCTTTGCAAAGAACTTTGTTCTCCACTTTGTCCAGTCTGCCATGTCAGCGGATGAAAGCGTGATTTTGTTCTTAACCCGTGCATCGTTCAAAATACCAAGAGGCTGTCCGCTACCAGTACCAGAAATAATAATTCTGTCAAATTCCTTTACAAATGCTTCTGCAAGCAAGCGTGCCATCTCTGTTTCCAGATACGGCAAAGAAACAACCTGCGAAAGCAGAGACTGTGCCAGACGTGCTTCTACAATGTGATAGCCGAAGGAAACACTTGTCTTAATTTCCGGTACTGCCTGAGTTTCGGAAACGGTTGTTTCTGTAATCCATGTGACAGTCGGTACAAGTTCCTCGATCGGGAATTCAACGCCGCCCTTCACATTCAGCTTTCTAACCCGATTGTACAAATTTCCATAAACTTTTAAATCCTTAATAAATTCATCCATAATCGTGTTAGGAATGATTTTACCAACGTCGGATGTAATCAGCGTCTCGTCTGCACGCTTCTGGTAGTTCCATTCTCCTGTTTGCACGTACCGCATAAATGCCTGTCTGTATTCCATGCTGTCAAGTGCATTTCCGGTTCTCTGTTCGCCCGTTGCCATTTTGAAAGAACCAAGACTCCGTGCCATTGCCGGATTGAACGCACAACGCTGCGGCTCACTCTGTGGCGGTGTTGTGTCGCTCTGTCGGTCGTCGTTTCCGGCATCGGTGTAGTCATCCATCTCTGCGAGTTTGTCCTTTGCTTCCTGCAATTCGTCAAGAATCGTTTTCAGCGTTTCACCCAGTTCCCGAACTTCCTGTGCAGATTCGGACTTTTTAATCTTTTCCCGAATCGCTGCTTCTTCTTTTTCTTTCTTTGCAATCAGCTTTTTCAAAAATTCTCTCATTCGCTTATACCCCCATCAAATACTTCAATTTCAGCTTTTCCAATTCAACACCATCGTGCTTTTGTAAAGCCTTTCTCGCTTCTTCTACCGCCTCTTTATCACGGGCGGAAATTTCCGTTTTCTCATATGCCGGAAAAGTTACAGCGGAAACCTCAGCAACAGAACCGATTTTGTTTATATACCGTGTTGGATGATCCGTTTCAAGTCCTTCCCATTCGTCCGAATCAATTGTAAACATGAATGACATACCTGAAATGTCCTCACGCTGCACCGCTGAATATAATGCCCTTGCATCCTGATTGTTTTCGATATCCAAATTCACTCGCATAACAAGCCCGTCTTTATCGGTCTGTATTTGCATAGTGGAATTTTTGAAACCCTCTTTATACCTTGCAAGTGGTATCATATCAACGTTGTGGTTTACAAGAAAACGAACATCCGACAAGTCGGCATCATCTAAAGCCCCTGCCCGAATGATTTCATCGCAACACCCCAAATTCGTCCTTGATTCAAAAACGATTGGTCTACCTGTAATGTATGCCCCGTTTTCGCTGTCGGTATCTGCCCGGATGTCAAATGTGAAATTCCTTTTCAAAAATTCTGGCATTTTTACACCTCTCAGTAATTCAATAATTGTATTTTGTTGTAAGTGAAATTGCTGCTGTCAGACTTTGCAGTGCCGTCTATGTACAGATAATACGTTCCTGCTTCTACCGCCCCCCATGCTGATAATATGATCCCGAAGAGCCGTAGTTCCTGCAAAAACAAAGGCGGACGTATAGGCAAAATCACTTGCAACAATCTTTTCGGTTGCAGCTGCAATGCTGACCGCTACCATTGCCGCCCGGTACGCCATCTGTTGCAAGCTTGTACAGATAGCATTCGACCTTTGTGTTTGGCATCGGCAGTTCGCCGCTGTATTCTCCTAAAATAGCTGCTAAATAGAGCTCTTCTTTTGTGTTTGGCATGGTATCACTCCTTTATTGGATCGTGAAAAAATTATTTTATTCTACTTCCATAGATTCTGACACTTCTACAGGTGGAACATATGATTCCATTGCAGTATTGATTTCTGCCAAATCATCCTCTATCAAGACTCCTTTTTCCAGCCATCCAGAGGCATTCAGAATAATCTGATAATCTGCCATCTTTCCAACTGCGTCCAAAAATCCCTTTTTCAAAAATGCTCTCAAACTAAACATTATATATTTCCTCCCATTGATAAGATTGCAGCCGTTCCTGCCGGCTGCGGCAATACCTGCTGTCCATTCACATAGACAATTCCATAATTGCCATTTGTATATGGAAATTCCGTGCTACTTGAACTATTTGTAATATACACAACACTTCCACCACCTGAACGAACACCTTTTTCAGAATTATCACTACACTGATAAATTCGTACATCTCCATATCCTGTTGTATGAACTGCATATTGCAATGCACCAGAAAATGTACAGTTTGTTAGGTATGATTTTGAAGTTTCAGTGCAATTTACACACATATTATATGCAGTGTTGACAATACAGGAATCCATTCGTAAAATTGTGCCATACTGTGCTGTAATTGTATTTGCGGACACGTTTGCAGTTTCACTGTCCGTACTATCTACCGTAACACGTGCCAGTCGTAGAAAACTATTTTCTGCAACGATATTCCCTTGAATGATGGTATCTTCTTTCGTATTTCCGTAAATTCGGATGTCTTTCCCAAGGAATGTTACGGTTTTATCCGGTATTGTGTAAGTGCCAGCTGCAAGATAGATGATTGCTTTTTTGCAGTAAGATACAGCGTCTAGTGCTTTGTCTAAGGTTTGGAATGCTGTGCCGGATGTGTTGCCGTTATTGCTGTCGCTGCCAGATGCAGCATCTACGTAAACCGTGATTGTGGATTGTGTACTTTCAAATTTATGTTGCAATTCATAAATCCGCTCTGGTAAAATATTATTCACTGCCTGGATGAATGCGGGGCTGATGGAATTCAATTCATAAATATTGTTATGAGAGTGTGCCTGATTCGTCACTCTGCGCCAAGAATTTTTTGTGATTTCATCCAAAGTCTCTTTATTTTCATGCGTGTGGGCGTATTCTACTGCCTGTGCGACCTCTTCCTTTGTTGTAAGATTAGATAAATCAATACCCGCATCTGAATTGTTCAGATAAATCAATCCGTCCCAGTCAATTGCAATTGCATTTGAACGATTACTATCAGCATAACCATTTCCTATGATGAAGGCATATT